GAAATTAATAAATGAATAATAGTAAAGAATTTTAACTTTACGGTTTGCCTCATTGGGCGTCCTTCTAAGATCTTACGTGTTTTCCTTCACGCCATTTATAATGGTTTTCTAACTAAAATTAGTTAACTATAATAAATAATAAATATATAGAAGAGGGGCCGGGTGCATACCTCTTTAATTTATGGCCTAATTACGATTTCGTCGAGAAAGCCTAGCCTGCATAACAAGTGCACTAGGTTTACTCTTTTTAGGTTGTTGAGCCGTTTTGCGAACCATAGTTTTCGGCTGAGTTGCAGAAGCAGTAGCTGCGTTGTTGTTTTTGAAACGTCTCATTAGAGCTTGTTCACCTTGTTGTATACGTTTCTCTTGTGTGAGAACCTTCTTTTCCAACTTAGCGACTCGTTTTTCATCACCTCTGACTGCTTTCTGTGCAGCTGTATTGGCTTTCTTGGCGCCAGCCTTTCCAAACAGGCCAGTTAACCAGCTTGCGACGGCCGGAAGTGCAGCAGTTACAACTTTGCCTAAAGTGCCCCAATCATTGGCAGAGGCCGGCAAAGAGTCAGGTCTAGCATGGAAAATGCCAGCAGTCATTTGCAACGCTTCAGGGTCAGGTAAAGGGAGCATCTTTTGGAACGGTTGAAGTGATCCAAAAGGGGATGGAGAGCATTCCCAACCTGTAAAGCCTTTGACCGTGATATATGGCGTCGTAACTGCAGCTGCACTAATTGAGAGGCCATCGAACATGGTGTAAGACCAGTCAAAATTCTGCCAAGGTGTGTCGGCATTGGTGCCGAGAGCAGCCGGAAAAGTGTTGTTATTGGCACCATACAAGGGCACAAGAGTGGTTCCAACAGTGCTAGCACAGCGTATAAAACATAGGACACAACCGGTAGGTGATACCTGAGTGAATGAATCGCTAGCATCACTAGCCGCGTTCCAAAGAACAACGGTGTCAATTGGTTGTTGAACAACAAAATCGCCATCGCGAGCCATTGACGTGGTAGCCTTTGGGCTACTTACAAGAACGTCGGCAGGCGTATTAGGCAGAACATTACTTATTACATAAGTATTAGATGAAAAAGGGAGTAATTGAACAGTGGCATTAGGAGCATTATGATCCCAAATTTGGACTTCAAAATCATAACTACTGTCTTTAAGGGAGAGCATTTCAAAACGATCAACAGGTGATTTGTTCAGAAGACAACTATTGAGTACTTTAATCGCTCTCTTTTGATCATTCTCATTCATAGTGGAGAGAAGATCAGC